TCCACGCCGAGAAGGTAAGCGTACAACGCTGCCTGCAAAGCGTAATACTCAGGAATATCGTCTTTCCAGTCCTCTACTCTGCCAGTGGTTTTCATTTCAAGAACAGTAGTAGGCTTGCCGTTTTTGTCGTACAGAAGGAAGTCATACATACCACCCAACACCTTCTGTTCGGGGAAGAAATCGCCATAAGTCTTATGGAAATAATCTTCACCCCAAATCTCAGTCGGTGTAACGAGGTTGGACATCATATAGGTGTCTTTCATGTATGCGGCCTGCTTCGGCTCAATGGCTTTTCCTGCGAGGGTATATTTGGTATCTTCAAAGGGCTTCTCCCATGTTCTTGTGACAGCGCACCAGATTTCAAAGGGCGTTGACCACGGGTTAAGTCCCAACACCGTAGCAAATCGGGTTGCCGTGAGCTTTTTGGGTCGCTTCGGGGGAACAATCTGAATGCGATTTCCGTCAAGCCATTCCATAGTGATAACCTCCATTTTTATCATAGATTCGGACTTTGCCCTTCTTAGAAAGACTTATCCGTTTTCGGGTTTCTTCTGAAACAAAATGCCCCTTTTGAGCATCGGACATTTTCTTGCGAACTTCGGGAGAGCGAATAACACCTAAAGCGTTCTTATTTCCGATATTCACCCGCCTACATTTCTCGCGGGCTTCGGCACTCCATACCTTATTCCGAGAAACCTCCGCTTTTCTGGCTAAAACTTCCGAGGTCTGCAATTGTTTCATGGTTTCTGAGATTTTGTGCTTGGTTTCTTCACTGTGTCCGTCAGAAACATTACCACCGGGTAAAATGTTGTAACCTTTCAATCGGTCAGTAGTATTGAACCTTGCAATATACTCCCGCTCCATTTTCTCAGCGTCAGCTTTTGAGAGATTATTGGAAATGACTACCTTCTCAAAGACGTCCCAGCCATATTTGCAAATTGCTTGGGTCAGGTACGCATTATGAGCGTATCCTCGTCCATTTTCCCACCGGCGTGATACATCTTGTGAAGTTATACCGATGTATCTCTTTCCTGACGGTGAGGTAAGCATATAAACCGAGTACACAACTAATCCTCCTTTGGCACTTTCATGAAACATATCCAATGAGTCTTACTGGCTTTTCCACTTCGATTCCCAAACAAAGGCGGAACAGGTGCAAGATTCAAAATCTCTTTAACGGGAATATCTGTTTCGTTCCATTTGAAAATCAGCACTCCGTATGGCTCTAATACCCGAAAACACTCTGCAAAACCACGCTGGAGCATATCTCGCCAGTCCGAGTACAACGCCCCGTATTTGATTTGTTGATGCCCTGCCGGTGTTGCTCGTTCATTCAACGACCCGTACATATCGGCCATTTTGCTTTTCCCTGTATTTCTTAACAGGTGTGGTGGGTCAAATACGACCATTTTGAATGTGTTGTCATCAAACGGAATACTTGTGAAATCACATTCAAGATCAGGATTTACTACGAATCTGCGCCCATCACACAATTCTGTATCAACTGTGCGATTATCACAGAAAAGCACCCTCGGATCGGATTTATCGAAATAAAACATTCGACCGCCACATGCAACATCTAACACAGGCTTACTCATGGTTTTTCATCTCGTAGCCAGCCAGCATATTGTTCACGCCCTCGATCAGAGCGTCACACTTGTCGGCTTCGATCTTGGAAAAACCCTCGGTCTTCATGGCGATGGTCTGCACGAACTGTTCCTGCTCTGCGTCAATATCCATGAGCTTTTTCAGCAGGCTTTTCAGCGTACTGACCTGTTCCACGGTAGCCGCACCAGCAGGAGCGCCGGTCAGTTCTTTCTTGATTTCCTGACGCTGTTCAGTGGTCACAGGGGGCTTCTTGGTAACGGCGGGGGCGGGTGCGGGGGTCGTATCAAACTCGCCGCTGTCGATACTGTCATGCTCCACAATGTCCAAAACGAGCTGCCACAGGTAGCGGCGAATGTAGGTGATAGAGCTGCCGGTCGCCTGCATTTCATTTGTGACCTGATTGCCAGCGTTGGACACGATGGGGGCGATGGGGGTGTACGGCGCAACAAAATCAATGAAGTCCTCACGGTCATCGACATTGTAGACACGAGCGGTCGCCTTGTCTCCGTACATGGACGGAACCATCATCAGACCGATTTCAAGAAAAATCTGCTCGGCCTTGGGAACAATGTCCGCCAGCTCGAAATACTTATATTCGAGCTTCATGTGCTTGCCGCTCTTGTCCACGCCTGCTTCGAGGAAGCGCACACGGGCAAGCTGCAACTTCTGGAATACATTCATGGTGGAATAATCCGCCGCCGCAGTCTCGGCGGCTTTCTTGGTAGTAGCCATATTTATACCTCCAACATTTCTAATAATTTTTTCTTGATGGAATTGACTCTGCGGGTATTTCGCTTGGGTGGCTTCTCTCCGAGAAAATCTCGAACATAACGCCGTGCCAGCCGGATATACCAGTCACGGTCAACCACATCAATCGTCAGGTGATTGTCGTTGTCTACGACACATTTTGCGGGGAGTCCAGCAATCTTGACGGGATTGCCAGTACCGAGGTGGATTTTATAGAGGGTTCCGCACCGATGGTCTTCCGTGGCATATACCCGGTTGACCTTCTGCACGACCTCCATCTGACCGTCTACCTCATGGAGAGCGTCACCATACTTACTCCCGGCCTTGGCGACCAACTGGAAGTCCAGCAGGCGGTCACAGCTCATGATGGTATCTTCGACCGGGATACCGTAGGCCAGATAATCTTTGACCGCCTTGGCGACCACACAAGCGTTGTTGTTGATATTGAACGCTCCTGCCGGGGCAATTCCACGAACGAGAACGCCGCCCTTGATTTTGGGGTCGCCCTCGAAGGGAACCTCGACATAATTGTTCACATCTTTCTGACAGATCATCTTGATAAGGTCTTCCTCCAATTCGAAGCCGGTTCTGTCCTGCCACTCCTGCGTGATCTCTTGATACATTGGCACATCGCAGTTATCAAGGCTGACCATGATACCATCGGTGTTGAGCTGAATGATCTTCAAGGTGGGACAGTCCTGAACAAGATGTTCCGCCATTTCGAGCAACTGCAACTGGCCTGAGATACAGACCGAGCGCCCCATGAGCGGGTCATACAGGTCATTGTAGCGGTTCAGCATAGCGCCGTAGGTGGTGTTCAACACCAGCTTCAAGGCGTTTGCCGTAGCCTTATCACCAGCCCTCTTTGCCTTAACACGCCGCTCAATAGTAGCGGCATACACATCAGGAGAGGGAATATTTCTGCTACAATAACCGTTCAAGGTCATCTGGTGTGGATAGTAGCTTGCAACATCTTTGTTGCGGATAGAGCGGGTTTCCGTGGCTTCCTCTCGGTAACATGGGATAGCTCCGTGAATACCGCCATAGGCGATGGTACAAGGACAGCCGCCTACCATCAGATCGAGCTTTTCCTTGAACACCACTTCGTCAGGAATACTCTTGTCCTTCAACCGTTCGAAGAAGTCGAACACTTCCTGCGGAATGTACTGACGAAGCAACTTCGGCGGATACTGATATTCCCGCTCGTCATAGTGCGGTTTCTGCTCTGCGTCAAGGTAAGCTGCGGTCAGCTTGGCGTTGGTCATGTAGAGGGCTTTTGCAGGATACAGCCCCTTTTCACGACCCAGCGTGAGCTTACTGGACAGGTAGCCTTGACGAAGATCGTCCAGCCTGTCGGTTGCGTCAACATCATGGCGGCAGTAGAACTCAACCTCTCGCTTCTCGTCCTCAGTCAGAGGGCGGTCGATGTTGAACGGAACGGTGGTTTCACGAATGTCCATTCCGAGGTGCGCTTCGATTGCTTTCAGGGACAAACCCATCTGGCAATCGTCCATCAGATCGTATTGGTCGAAGAAAATCCCGCAGTCACGGAGAGGGGCGTACTCCCAGCCCTCGTGACCACCAACGATGATAAAATCGTTGACTGCCTTGATTTCTTCCGGCGTAAAGCCAGAGAGAACCGCTTTCAGAATGAATTGGTCATAGTGCTTATTGTTGAACCCTGCCAACAGGGGTTCTTGGGTCATAAACTGTTCGACCGCTTCATTGTCATTCCAAATCTCGGTGTATTCCCCCGTGACCTTGTTTTTGAAGACAAAAAGCCAATCGTAGGCAAACACCTCGCAATCGAAAATGAAAGGTTCAAGGTTCAAGGAACTTGCACCCCGCTTTCCGGTAGGTCGTACACCGCTTCTTGTAACTTCGCACGAGGTACTGGATACCATCGTCCACATAATCATAGGCGATAGGTTCTCCCTTTCCCTCGAAGGTACGAGCGATACGACCAATGCTCTGAGTTATCACAGCGTAGTCTTTCTGCGGTGTAGTCAGGTACAAGCGGTCGAGCCGGGGAATGTCCAGCC